AGGGAGTTCCTGCTAACAATTATGAATTAATAGATGTTAATAATAATTCATTCACTTTAAAAAATAATAAAATGTTTATGAAAAATCCTGTAGTTATAAGATGTTCTTGTGATTATGGAAGTATAGACTTTGAGATTATGTTAAGAGGTGTTTATTAATGGAAGACGTTAGACCATATGCTGATTATGCGGTTATGCCGGACATATCTTACAGAATTGTTGAAAAACTTATTGAAGACCCAAAAGCAGAATTAATGTGGAAACTTTTAAAATATGATGATGCCAATGCTTATAAAAAGCCAAATCTTACAAAAAAAGAAAAGGCTGCTCTTATATATGATGGTAATGAAGCTATACATACAAAGGCTCGTGTATTTTTTGATTATATGCTTGATGATGCAGAAGACCAAATGAATACTTTATTGAGAATATATCCTGCTGAAGTTTATCCTAGAAATAGGACTACTGGGATTTGCACAATAAATATGGAGGTTTTTGCGCATTCAAAGATAGACCATTTAACTAATTATAGAACTAGGGTTGATACTATAATTCAAATTCTTCTTGATGTTCTTAATGGAACTGATGTGGGAGGAGTTGGAGTTATGTTCTTTGATAATCAGGCTAGTAGATATGATAAAATTACTATTATAGGACAAAAACCATATAAAGGGAAACTTCTTAAAATGAGCGTTAATTTGGGATAATTAGATGATAGAAAATATGGAGAAATTGTATTTCGATAAGCCCATTTCATATAAGGAATTGAATATATATCCAGTTAAGATGAAAGACTACTTGGAATTTCATTGGTTAGTTAACTGTTTATTAGTTGATAAAAATAGTATTCCTGATGCTAGGGTTATAAGTATGACATATCTTCGTTTTTTGTATTTTATGGCAGAAGCGGAGGAAATGCCTTATATTTATATGATAAAAAAACTTTTATGCATGGTTTTACATTTTGATTTTAAGGAAGATATAAAATTCTATGTTGATGAAAAAGACAGGGCTTTTTTTAAAATAAAGAATGTTGAATATAGTGCTTCTGATTTTGATGCTATTGCAAAAATAATTATGGAGCAAAATTGTATAAAACCAATAGATGAAACGATTCAAAAGGAAATTAGGGATGCATTAGATAAAGCCGAGGAATATAGAATGAAACAAAATCATCGAAAAATGTGCTCTTTAGAAGAACAAATGATTTGTGTTTTGATTTCTACATCTTTAAAACTCGAAGATATTTATGAACTTACTATAAGGAAGTTTGAAAAAATATTGGAGAGGGTCGATGCTAAAATGCATTATGAGATTTATCTTAGTGCTTCTATGTCTGGTTTTGTAACATTTGAAGATAAAAATGCCATTAAACATTGGATGTCTGATTTAACAAAAGAAGATGAATATGAAGACGTTAAGGTTGATATGGAAGCTATGCATAAAAAGGTCGGGGATACAAAATAATAATTAAATTTAGATTTATAAGGAGGAAAAAAAATGAAGAAGTTTTTAGTTAGCACAGCAGATGCTTATGCATATGACTCAAATGATAACTTATTATTTGTAGGTAAAACTTTACTAGATAGTTCTATTGAAACAACTCTATCAAATACTGATGTAAGAGCTGGTAAAGGAAACCAATTACAATATGTTTACTATCATACTGCTGAAATGAACATTACTATTAATGAAGCACAATTTTCATTAGAGTTCTTAGCACTTAATACTGGTTCATCTATTACAACTGGTGCAAGAGCTTGGGATGAAGAAACTATTGCTGTAACAAATGGTCAAGGAACTATTTCTGGAACTCCATTAGCTGTTCAAACAACAACTATTTATGGTTGGGTAACATTAAAAGATGGAACAGTAGAAAGAGTTGAATTTAATGGAAGTAGTTTTGAATTAAGTGACCCAACTTATAACGGAGATGTTTGTGTAAGATATTACAAACAAGCTGATGGTGCTCGTCAAATTACTGTATATGCTGATATGTTACCAGCCGTTATAAGACTTGTATTGGTTGGAACTTTAGCAAGTTCTGATTCAACTACAAACCAAATAGGAACAGTTCAAATCGAAGTTCCAAGAGCATCAATGACTGGTGCATTTACATTATCAATGACACCAGATTCAGTTGCTCAAACTCCACTTTCTGTAAGAGCATTAGCTACAACAGAAGCTAAAGGTGGATGTTCTGGTGCTAGACCAATTTATGCTACAATAACTGAAATTATATCTGAAGCAAATTGGTATGATAATGTTATTGGTTTATCAATTAAAGATGGTGACTTTGATTTAGCTGCTGAAGCTACAAAGACTCTATCTGTATTTGCTATCAGAAATGATGGTTCTGCTGCTTTCTTAGCTCCATTATCAGGAATTACATTTGCTTCTAGTGATAATACTAAGGCTACTGTATCAGAAGCTGGTGTTGTAACAGGTGTAGCTGCTGGAACAGCAACTATTAAGGCTACAATCACTGATAAACCAGAAATAGATGCAAACGTAATTGTAACTGTTACTGCTTAATAATGTATTGTAAATATAGCAAATATATAGTTAAAAACGTGTGGGAACAATATTTGGATTGTTCCCTTACACGTTGTCGTTGCACAAAACAAAAATTTTGTAATAAAAGAAATAAGGTTGTGCAAACGGATGATTGGCAGCAATGCCCAAAATTAGTAAGAGAGGAGGGTTTAAATGCCAAGAAAATTACTAAAGAGGAAGGCTAAGGAAGAAAAGGTTATTGAACCTGAAATTATAGATGAAGCAAAAACAGAGGAAGAAGGAATTATTCAAGAAGAAAAAATCATAAAAGAAGATTTTATTCCAGAAGAAGAATTTCCTGAAGAAGATGTTATAGTTGAAGAACCTATTGAAGAAATAAAAGAAGAACCTTTAGACCTTGGTGAACCTTCTATATGCAGAGTTCTTTTTGCAACACCAACTCGTTTTAAAATATTAAAAAATGGTGTTGTTTATGAAATAAAAGAAAAAAATAGTTTTGTAAGAGGAGAAGAAATCATTAGATAATTCTCTTTTTTTTTATGTAGAGTGATAAGTTCTTCGTTGGGTGCAAATCCCGGGCTCTATACCATTCAGAATATAAAAAAAATAGGGGAGGGTGTCAAATGAACTGGAGTTCTATAATAGACAAATTAGAAGTTATTGGAACAGCATTTGGTGCCGCAATTTTTACTGGATATGTAGCTTA